TTATTTGGACATTGTTTTTGCTTTAGAAGAAGCAGGGCGTGTAAAACCGCCCAAGCGATCATTCCAAGTGTATACCTTCGAAGGCCCATTATAGTTTTTATTTGTTGCTAGGGATTCTACAACTAAACCTTCGCATATGATGTTATCCTTCAGATAGTCATCACAGGCTATATGCCAGTAATTTACAGGTTCACCTATACCGTACTGCTTCACCTTTGGATTCGTCAGCGCCGCACGCTCAGGGCTAATCCAGACACCCTTGCGTAACTGAATTTTGTGTGTTGGTGAAAGGCAAATATCTGTGGAAGGTTTATTCGCACCAAAGGCACCAGCCTCAATCCGATAAGGAGCCGATGCCTTATCTGTAACTGGAAAAGGTATCTTCTTTAGTACATAATCTACAGTCCGAGCATCAGATGTTACGATTAAATCTTTTTGTAGTAATTTTTCAATGGGTTTATAGCCATTTTGAGTTAACACACGTGTGCCTTCTACAAAACAAACTGCGGATGGTTGTGGGAAAAGGTTATATGATCCGTCACTATTAAGCACATCACCAACATTATACACTATATTTTGCGGTGAGGAGCCAGAGCTATTACTAGCAATTCTCCATGAACTATAACCAGGGAGACTTGGAATAACATAATTCCCACTAACATATACTGCGCTTCCGTAGTTTCCAGTGAGTGCATCATTTTCTGTTGGGAAATAAACAGCAGGAGAACCTACTGGGCCTGCAAACTCGTTCATTGGGCCGACCAATAGACGTGGGGCAATACCCGTATTGAGTGTCTTGTGTGATAAACCCTCGCTAAATATAACTCCAGTATTTGCCGTAATAGGATATGAGTTTGTATCAACTACGAGTTCGCCTGGGCAATCATTAAGATACACTAAATATGTATTTTCAAACGCTTTAGAGCCAGCATCTACGTGCGGCAATGTATCACCCTGTATCCATCGCATAGGAATCTCAGACACATTAGATAGGTCCAGGCCAAGCCGGGTACTTAGGGCAGTACGTATAGTCTCGGTTAGCGGAATAGTAAAATAGACTCGGCCGGTAGTTGTAGTTAGTTTTGATAGAGCAGCAATAACTTCGGGAAGTGCTAATATATAGTCAATATCCTCTGTTGAAAACATGTTCGCAAATAAGGACGCCATTTTATACTATTATCTTTTGTTTTTTAAAAAAAATAGTATACTCTTAGTTATTTATAGTTTTCGTCATATTATACAGTGCGTATAAATTCCCAACCCATATCTTCACATATCTTTTGCCAAATCTTATCTTGCATATATAACTTCTCTCGGCTTTTCAGCAATGGAAAGCACTGTAAATAATCATCAAGTTCTAATAGTTCACAAAATTTATACAATACAAATGAATATGACAAGAAATTACTACGCTTCTTAGGACAATGCTTTACAAAACTAAACTGAATTTCCTTAAACATAAAACGTAACTTTTCCTCAATTTCACGTGATAATACTGGTGCTGAAATACCGTTTAATCTATTTAATATATGAGCTACGTGGTCATAGCAACGATTTAACTTTAACTTCTTAATGACTTCCTTGAGTTTCGACGGCTTTAGCTTGCTCATATCTGTAATACGTTCCTTACGCAGTTCAGCACGAATCTGGTCAAGTACAGCAGTAGAAATCTCAGTTGTTTCCTTGGCCTGAAACTGTGCTAACCATTCGTTCAAATGGTTAATCTTCTTATAGGCATAATAGGACATTTCACGCGGCGGATCCTTGTAGGATGGCTTTTCAGAATCTATTAATATACAATCACGGTATCCACATCCTGGGCAATCCAAAAAGGTTTCATTAAAGAACATCTCAGTGTCACAAATAGGGCATGTGCCATAATCTTCAGTAATACTTGACGCTACCGTATTTTCATGTTGAATGCTATCAGGATTTAATGCACTTAAATAGGATTCTAATGCCTTATCACGCTTAAAACCAATATCATTTTGAATGTGAGACGCCTTTTTAGGTTCCTTAGGAGAATCAACTATAACAGTAGACGCCTTTTCCGTAGTAGTATCGGATGAAAAATAACTATAAACACTGTTGGTGGGTGTACGTCCTTTTTTTGATGACGAATCATCCATAGGCTTTTCACCTGTAGCAATGCGACCTTGTGCATCTGAATAAGAAAATAATATATCACCTACACGCAAGAAATAATCAGACTCATTTGTACCATCTTTTATACTACGTATCTGTTCTTCTAATGATTTAATTTCAGATTCTAATTTTTGTCGACTGGTCAGGATGGCAATATCACTTGCATTTACAATAAGACTTGGTCCATTAAACTCTTTTTCTACTATAATCATACGTGCCTTTTTATCTGCCAGGTCCTTTTTTAGTTGTGCTAGATGTGATTTTTCTTCGCGTAGTTTACTAATTTGTTGATTGTGATAGGATTCTAGTGTCTTAGCAGTATCAGGAGTTTTCTGAGTCTTATTTTGTGTGCCTTCCTCTATAGGAAGAGGTTTTAATAGACAATCTAATGATAAGAGATTATCTGACATATGTACTTTGATACTAATCCACTGTAGAAAGATTGTTTAGATGGTAGAAAACATTTGTCTATTGCTGCGGACGCAGGATTTAATTCCCGGAGTTTCCGAAAATTATTTTCTCGGGAGGAGGTATAAACAACAATGGGCTCCGGTGGTTTAATGCAGCTCGTCGCCTATGGTGCGCAGGATATTTACTTAACGGGCAACCCCCAGATTACCTTCTTCAAGGTGGTGTACCGCCGCCACACGAACTTCGCCATGGAGTCCATTGAGCAGACGTTCAACGGCTCGGCGAACTTCGGCAAGAAGGTGCAGTGCACGATCAGCCGCAACGGCGATCTGATCCACCGCGTGTACCTCCAGGCCACGCTACCCCAGGTCCGCCTCCAGTCCTCGGACGGCTCGGGCGCCCAGTTCCGCTGGCTCAACTGGGTCGGCCACAACCTCATCAACAACGTGTACATTGAGATCGGCGGTCAGCAGATCGACAAGCACTACGGTGACTGGCTCCAGATCTGGAACGAGCTCACGCAGGAGGCCGGCAAGCAGGCGGGCTATGCCGACATGGTGGGCAACGTGCCCGCGCTGGTGAACCTGCTGGTCCAGGGCGGCGAGGACTGCGATGCCCAGTGCGTCTCCAACACGGAGCCCAACGCGTCTGCCGAGGTCGCGAAGTGCGCGCCGGAGTACACGCTGTACATCCCCTTCCAGTTCTGGTTCAACCGCAACCCTGGCCTGGCCCTGCCGCTGATTGCCCTCCAGTACCACGAGGTCAAGGTCTGGCTCGAGTTTGAGGAGCTCCAGAACCTCTGCTGGGACTTCTCGTCCGCCGGCAGCTACACGCACGCCATCCGCGACCGCGTTGCCCAGGCCGGCCTGGTCTCCGCGTCCCTGTACGTCGACTACATCTACCTCGACACGGATGAGCGCCGCCGCTTCGCCCAGGTCTCCCACGAGTACCTGATCGAGCAGCTGCAGTTCACGGGCGGCGAGTCCGTGACGTCCTCCGCGAACAAGATCAAGCTGAACTTCAACCACCCCACGAAGGAGCTCGTGTGGGTTGTCCAGCGCGACTCGTTCGTCAGCTGCGACGACGCCGTCGTCAACCCCTGGAAGGGCCAGCAGCCGTTCAACTACTCCGACTGGTGGGATCGCTCCGTGCTGGAGTCTGGCTACTCCGTGACCCGCGTTGAGGGCATGGCCGGCTACAACCCTGTCGTGACGGCCAAGATCCAGCTCAACGGCCACGACCGTTTCACGGAGCGCGAGGGCCGCTACTTCAACTTGGTGCAGCCTTACCAGCACCACACCAACATCCCCGCCGTCGGCATCAACGTGTACTCCTTCGCGCTCAAGCCCGAGGAGCACCAGCCCAGCGGCACGTGCAACTTCTCCCGTATTGATAACGCCACGCTCCTGCTCACGCTGTCCAACAACACCGTTGGCTCCGTGCTGTCTGCCCAGGTCCGCGTGTACGCCGTTAACTATAACGTTTTACGTATTATGAGTGGCATGGGTGGCCTTGCCTATTCCAACTAAACATTTACAGTGGAATTCCGTCGTGGAATTTTATTTGTATTGTTTTTATAAAAACACAGTAGGCAAATTTTCTGTGAAAAGTTGATAACTATTAAATTTAATGAATGCCAGCATTTAGGAAATGCAGACATGCATAGCAACTGTTTTGGAAGGGAAACGAAAAGGGCAAAAATGCCAATTTCCACCCTCCGAGAATAGCTTTTGTAACAGACATCAACGTCATTACGCTTATTCACAACTTGTAAAGGACAATAAGATACCGTGTAGGTTCTTCTTTCGTGGATGTAACACAATTGTTCAAACCCAGGGAGCGTGTGAAGGATGTAAGTCTAAATTGTCTAAAAAGACTATTCAATGTAGTCATAATATGTGTAAATTTAAAACAACAGGTGATAAATACTGTAAGAAACATAGCAGAGATGTATATAGAGACGAAGAAAAGGAAAAGAACATTAAGTATTGCGATATAGATAGAGGATGTTTTACACTCTGTAAAGATGCTTACACAAAATGTCATAACTGTAGAGAGAAATCATATAGTAGAGAAAAAGAACTAAGAGATGAAAGACTAATAACTCATAATATTATAGAAACATTATGTCTAAATATAAATCAACTATGTGTAAATTGTGGAAAAAACTATGAACAATTTAAAACGCGTTATAATAAATTAAGCACAATTTGCAAAGAATGTAATAATTATAGTAAATTACAAGACGATAAACGTTCTAATAGAATTCGTAATTATAAAAACGAACATTTCAGAAATATGATTGTATATTACGAATCCTATATTACAAGTGCTATAAAAAGAGATCATACAATGACTCTAAAATTTAATGATTTCAAAACAATGGTATTATCGGAGTGTTATTATTGTCATTATATTAAAGAAGACGAAGTCAATGGAATAGATAGACTTAACAATAGTATAGGATACGAAAAAGATAATTGTATACCATGTTGTGAAACTTGTAATATGATGAAATGGTCATTCCATCCACTATTCTTTATTGAATTATGTAAGATTATAAGCGGATTTGAAATGCCATCAACAGACTTTTACACAAAATGGAAACAATATTATATATCTAGACCAAGATGTTATTCAAAATATAAGAAACATGCTGAGGTTACACGAAATTTACCATTTCATATTACAAAAGAAGAATGGACAAATCTCATTAAACAGCCATGCTATCTATGTGGATTTCAGAGTGATGAAGGAATAGGATTAGATAGAGTGGATAGTACAAAACGTGAATATACACTCAGTAATGTTAAACCATGTTGTTACACATGTAATATTGTTAAAAAGGATCTTACATTTGAACAACTTCAGGAACAGTCTACTTTAATTTCATGTATTTGGACAGACACAACATCTCTAGAATCTATTCCAATATAATTTTCTATAACAATTGAAAAATAACAGGTGTTATTTTTCGTTTGTGTTTTATGTTTTATGTCTTTTTTATTTTTAACGCATACGATTGCGTCGTGCCTGGTACCGCGTAAAGTACGAATAAGTGGTCTCTGACTTTGGTGTATCAAGAGGAATCAACGCCGGCATATCACTGTAGTCTTCACCCATTACCGCACCACAACCCAGACAGTTCTGCTCCTGAATATCATTGCGAAGACTGCAACTGCCACAGTCCTGTACGGATGAGTCTACAGGAATCAATGCCGGCATATCACTGTAGTCCTCCTCACTCATTGAGCATGCCGTATTGTTAACTCCCCAAGTCTCGGAATAAATCTCGTCATACGCATAATTAATCTGATTATCAAACGACGTCAGATTAGGATTGATTTCCAGGTCAAACTGGATGGAAATGCGATCAGACGCATAGTCAGACCACTCGCAGTTGTAGAATCCCAGAGCCGTCTCATTGTCAACAGCCTTACCATGGCCAGGCGTCTCAAAGAAGAACAGACCACGGCAGACAATCTGATAGTCTGGCACGCCAAGAAGATAACCCAGCGACTCCGTAACCAGACCGTTGGGCTGAATGCACCACTTATCGTTCAGCTCCAGAACAACCTGACGCTCGGCACGACGCCACCAAGCAGAGATAACACCTGCCGGACTCAGAATCTGGGCCAGCTGCTCCAGGTCAGTATAGGAAGGCTCAGGAATGGAAATAGAGTAGAAAGACTCAGACATTGTGGTAAAGGAAATAGAAAGAGTAAGTGCTGACAGTCTATCATTCAAAATAAGAATGTCAATTTTTTATTAACTGGTTACATCTGGGGGTCCATAGCAGCCACTACACGAATACATGCCCATGCCCGTAATCCATCATAACTGTAATCCGACCAATTACATTCTTCAAAACGGGCATCGTCATTTCCCCGCGTTCTATCAATATTATGCTCATATAACCTAAACTCTGTAATAATCACATCACTACCCTGACGAGAATATAATGCGTCTAATGTCATACGAATATTAGCATTTGGTACAAGAATATAGTGACCGTCATACTTAGCAACCACTACAGATTGAATGTTCGAGTCCCAGTGATATTTATCTTCACCTTGCTGATGCACAATAGTTGTAATATGGGTACCAAGAACCTTAGGCTCAGGGCACGGTAGACAGTAAAACATTGTGCAAATCCAACCACCATCTTGAAGTTATTTCACTTTTTTCATGTCTTAGTCTGATTATAAAAATTATAAAATGCTATTTTGATAATATATCATATTGTTTTTGGGATAGACAACCCATAGCAAATAATTTATCTATACATTCATAATCTTTATGTAAATGTTTTTTTAGTAAATCGTAACCAAGGTCAGATAAATATTTGTCGGTTTTTGTGTTGTTTTTATTTATACGAGTATTATTATTACATATATTAAAAATTTGGTTAATATCATCATTCAAATTTTCTTGGGTCACTACGCCTATTATATTTTCCTTTTTACATACTTGTAAAAAATCTCCTAAATAAAAATCAATATCTTGTACAATATGACCTATATTTGGTTTATTTACACCAAAATCGGCAATATTTTCTGCCAAGTTATTAACACAATTATATTTTATTAAGGTTTCCGTTTCACCTATACGTTTGGACTTTTGTGTTTTGTCTAGTACAATTAATTTATACCTCCAATTAAATGCTGAAATAAATCTACAAATTGGATTTCTTATAACAATCAAGTATTTATGTTTTTCATTATACACAGGTTTAATTACGTGGATTGGGATATGTTCTATCTTATTTTTGGTTAATATTGAAATTGTTGAAGCACCTCCACATTTACCTATATGAATGACTCGGAGGGGCATTTTATATAAAGTATACTCTTTAATTCAATGCTATTTAAACTATGTGTTGTAAGTTTTAAAAAAAACTATTTTAATAATATATATATATATAAGTTATAGTAAGTTAAAATCCAGAGCTGCGCGTGTTGTAGCGGTGCGTGCTTTCACCAGAGGAATTGCTGCTGCGGCTATCCTTGACATTGACACGCTGGGAACGACGCACACCAGTCGCACTGCGAGCAGCTACACGGAAATCATCCGCAGTAGGCAGCACATAGTCCGAATCATAACCCTCGTCGGCACTGCAGACGGACTCGGCGTAGTTAACATTCTTATTGCGGGTAGAGCGAACGGGGCGAGGCATGGTATATGCCTTATCCCTATTCATCAGAAGATTCATCAATTTTGCCCAATTTCTCCCAGTAAGACGGCCAAGTAAATGCCATAGCCTGCGTAAGTTCATCCATAACACGAAGCTCTTTTGGTAATTCTACAACAGACATTGGTGGAGTAGACATCCAAAATCCCCAGGATCCCTGAAAGGATGGAATTGCTACATGATAGGCATGTCCAGCACCAAGGCCAACAG